CCGCGGAACTCATAGCGCTCGCCGGTCTCTACGTTCAGGAAGGGCATTTCGTTGTAGGCAGTGAGATCAAAACCCGTCAGTTGCTCGACCTGGTGGTCAATTCGGTCAGGCTCAGAGAGGTCGTCATCGTCCCAGTGAATGATCACCTCCCCCTTGGCAAGCATCACGGCGAAGTTTCGTTTGTCGCCGAGAGTTGCGCCGCGCCCTTTGCGATAGATGATGGTGGCGCCGGCCAGCGGCGCGGTATCAAAACTCGGAGCATTTAGCTCGTCGATGATGATCAGCTCCTTTTCCTGCCACGACTGCGCAAGGAACCGAGCGACGGCTTCCTTGGCGAATGCCGGCCGCGCCCCGGTCGGCATGATTGCGGACACCAGCATTGTTTGAGAAAAAAGAGCCGCCGAGCGCTGCCGTGCATGACAGGGAAACCCGCCCGGCGGCGGCTAGTGACGGAGGATACCCCGGACTATCGCGTGGCGAGCGCGACGAAAGTGGATGTCGTATTGGTTCCCTTGTGCGGCGTCACCGGTACGGCATCGAGAGGCTGACCGTTCACGCGCATCACGAAGCGGAACGCAGTCTCGTCAGTCAAGAATTTCACGTGAATTGAAACGTCAGCCATGACGTCCTGCCGCATCGCTACGACATAGCGGCTGAAGTCTGCCAGAATCAAATCCCCGGGCGTTCCCGGGACTTGGCAGTACTCTGACGGGATCAATGGGATTCCGGCGATACGGTCGAACGGATCGAGAGCGTCGGCAAAATCGAGAAGTCCGGTTTCGCTACCGGCCGCCCCTACCACGGTGCTCAGTTGGCGGAACTGCGGAAGCAGATCCTGATGGTAGAGCCAGACAGCATTCTTTTTCGACGGCGCCCACAGCCGGCGGATCATGTTGTCGATGTTGTTCGAGACGACAGTGGCCGAGCTCTGGCTTCCTTCTTTCGGCACGGTGATCAGCGCCCCCGAATTAAGGATGCCCAGAGGCTGATCGGAGCCGGTCCCGTTCACGATGTAGTTTTCGAGCTTGAACGCCATTTCCAAAGCAAAGGCATATTCTGCCCACGCGTTCATTGCTCCGGAGTCGGCGACCAGCTCGTCGGTCAGATAGATCAATCCGATGATCTTGTGAGCTTCAAGTTCAGTGAGAGTGAACGCCGGCTTGCTCGCTGTAATGGTGTCTGCTTCATTCGGGGCGTAAGCTTGCACGCCTCCGAGCCGCGATCCGGTAACGCGAGAAGTTTCCGCGATCTGTGGGAACTTGATTGAGTTCGACGCGGTGAGCGGCATCTGGAAGCAACGGCTGAGAATGTCTCCTACGTTGTACATGCGCTTGACCAGATCGCGCGAGAATTCTGGAGCCACGAGGAAGCCCCCGTCGGCTGGTACTTGTTCGGATCCGCCCGCGGCGACTGCGCGCTGCTGGAGTTCGGCAAGTCGCGGGTCAATCGAACCACGGACTCCTGTTTGGATGAGCGCAGCCTGGCGCACTGCCTGCAACTGCTCTCCGAAATGTCGGAATGGAAATACCTCTGAGGTTGCAGACATAGGCGCTCCTTTTTTTTGAAAACGATGGGATGGAAATAAAAGAGGGCGAGCCGGAGCCCGCCCTCAGATTGCAAACAGCGGACTGCTTACGAGGTGACGCTGGGGCTGGACGCGAAGGCATTCCGGCCGGCGCTCAGAATCGCAACGGCACTGACCAGATTGCTCGAGGCCGGCAGCGTGACTTCAAGCTGCAGCCAGGGCGATCCATCCGGAAGGGCCGCGCTATCCAGCTCGATCACGCAGAAGACCTGATCTTTCGTGGTGATCGTGGTGATGCCGGTGGCGGCGTTGTCCACTCCAGCGCTGAGCACGTCATTCGAAATGCCCTGCGCGGTGTCCTGGAAGTACGAGCGGAAGCCGATCGCCGTTCCAGAGCCTCCCGAAGCCGCGGCGAACGCCTTGAGCAAAATCGAGGTTGGCGTTCCGCCCGTGACTCCGAATTGAATGATGATCGAAACGTGATCCCACTTGGCCATCGAGAAGCGCTGGTTGGTGACCGGCGCTCCCGCATTGCCGTCCTGCGGAGCGATGACGTTTACGACATGGCCCGCTTCTGCGACGTTAAACCCGTTCATTATGTTGTTCTCCCTTTCAAAAGAATTCGGGCATTCCGTGCCCACGGTCCGGAACAATCAGAGCGGCGCAACCTGTTCCGGAACGGGTGCGGCCAAAAGATGATGTCAGGAAAGCGGGCCGTAGCCCGCTTCAGGATTAGGTGCGAGCTGCCAGCGCCACGAACGGCGACAGCGTATTGGTCCCTTTGAACGGAGTCAGGGCGGTATGCCACGCAGACTGTCCATCGCAACGATAGATCCAGCGGAAGGTCTGTTCGTCGGTCAGGAAGCGCACATGAATAGAAACCGCCGATTGCATGTCGCCCTTGTCGACCATCAGATACTGGCTGAAGTCCGCCAGGATGATGTCGCCGAGGCTGCCGAGCGTGTCGCACTGCTCGACGGCGATTGCCGGGCGCCCGTAGATGGTGGCGTACGGAAGACCCGAGGCTCCGCCGGGAGGCAACATGACCGGGAAGACACCGCTATTGGTGCCCTGGATGGTCAGACCAGAGAGCTGTTGCTCCGCGTCCTGGTTGTAAAACCAGACTGCGTTCTGGCGCGAGCGCGTCCAGCAGCGCCCCCACATCTTTTGGATGTTGGCATAGACGATGCTGCTCGCCGCCTGGCCGGATTCCTTGGCCACGGTGACCAGCGATGGTGAGTTCAGAATGCCCAGCAGCTGGCCGGCCCCGGTGCCGCGAATGACGCCGTCATCCAACTTGAACGCCATTTCCTCCCCGAACGCCTGCATGACGATCGAGCCCAAGGCGCGACCATCGGCAAGCAGTTCGTCGGTCGCGTAGTACAGACCGGTGAGCTTTTTGGTGACCAGTTCGATCAGCCGGAACTTCGGCTTTGAACCGGTGAGGGAGTCGGCTTCATTCGCCCAGTACATGCGGACGCCGCCCCAGCGGGATCCGTCGGCGCGCGACTGTTCGTCGATGCCGGGGATCTTAATCGCGTTCGTCGCTTCGCTCAGCGGCACTTTGCGCGCCCGGGGATAGATCAGCCCGGTATCGTGCGTGAGCTGCAGGATTTCACTGGAGAAATCCGGCTGGATCAGGAAGCCTCCATCCGCAGGGACCTGCTCGGAAGCTCCTGAGGCCGCGGCGCGCTTTTGCAGTTCGAACAAACGCGGATCGATTTGCCCGCCAGCGGCGCTGCTCTGAATCAGAGCCGCCTGCTTCACGGCCTGAAGCTGTTCGCCGAACCCACGGATTAGGCGTTCCTTGCGCTGCTTGGCGTTTTCATCCGCGCGCGCCGCCGGACCATAGAGCGTCGGGTTGTCGGTCCAGTTGTCGTGGACATTAACCCGGCGTCCAGCGTTGCTGTCGGTGTGAGCGTTTCCGGCCAAGGATGCGACGCGGTTTTCGCTTTCGATCAGCGCGGCGATTTCCTCGGCTTTATTGGTGTGCGTGTCGAAAGATGCCCGCTCTTCCGGGGTCATGCCGGTGCGTTTTTCCTCTTCGACCTTCTTGAGGATTGCACCTGCCTGATCGAGCGCGGCAGTTTTCTCCTGTTGCAGTTGCAGAATACGATTCATTCGATTCTCCCTTCTGTCTCGCGACAGTAGATTTCTCCGTTACCGGAGTTGTACAGATGCTCCGTTACCGGAGTTTGAGAAGGTGGAGCCGCGCCCCATCCATCTCGAGACCAGATTGCTCAGCTGCTACTTCGTCTTGCGCAGGTTGAGCAGAAGCCTGCGTAGCCTCATAGGCCGGGAATGCGTGAACACTGGCTTCTCGCATCAGAGCCCGTTCCACGATCCGGACCCGCTCCCCGCCTCGAACTTCCCAGCGATGCTGCAGGATGAAGAATGCAGCGCTCGCCTGGTTGATGTCTCCCCTTCGCATTGAGACCAGCAGATCGTCGGCCCACTGCGTCTCTGGTGCGTCGCATTCAACATGCACGCCCTGAGAGTCTTCCCAAAAGCGTGCCGTGCCGGCGGAGGTTCGGCCGAGGATGCAGGCGTAGTCGTGATTGAATACCGCCCGCGGATCATCGTTCAATCCGTCTTTGAAGCAGCCGGGTTGATAGACTTCTTTGAAACCTCCGAGGTTCGAGGAGAGCGAGCCGTCGTACGGCACGACCAGCATGGAGATCTTGCGGGTGTCCGCAGCGGCCGAGGCTTTGCACGACGGGAAGCGAAGCAGCCGGCCCTCGACTGATTCTCCATGCTGCGCCTTGACAGCCTCTAGATCTTCTCCGAGGCGTGCCTTTGCCTGATAGAACGGAATCAGCATGCTGGCCTTCGCGACTGCGAGGCCCGGGACCACTTCCAGGTTGGAGAGAACTTCAGCTTCGATCTCCGCTTCACTCTTGAGAGGTGGCGCGTCGAGTCCCGCATCGGCAAGGTGTTTTTTCAGGTGATTGTAAACGCCCTGCCGATCCGCCGATGGAATCTTGGTCCCGCCGCGGGCGCCGTTCAGAACGCCGATGCCGGATCTGCAGGCCTGTACGTTGGCTGAGCCGATGTTGCCGGAACTTGAGACTTCATGGTGGATGAAGGAATAAGATCCCTTTTTCGTGCCGTCTGCCTTCGGGTCATACTGCGCGTAAGCCTGCTTGTAGTATGCGGGCTTCTGGTCGAGCTTCAGATTCTTTTCATTCGCCGGACCGTCCCAGGGCTTGTCGGAGGTTGCCGTCTTGTGTGGCGGGACCGCGGTCGCCTGAATGCCGCAAGCCAGGGCCGCTTCTCCGACGGGAAGAGTACTCCCGTCGTTCTCGTCTTCATCCTCTTCGTCTCCAGCCTCTTCCGGATCCGCGACAGCCGGGATTCCCAAAAGGGCGCACATATCGTTGTACGCCTGATCGAAGTTGCCGATTTTATCCGCGAGTAACGGAATGGCCTGCTCGGCATAGAAGCAACCGGCTTCCGTGTCGTAGATCTTCTTCGCGTCGACCGCGCGATTGCGCGCCACCAGAGTCACGAAGATGTCCCGGATGCGATCACACTCGCCTTGCATTTCGGCGCGCGCATCAGCGCTCAGCGGTTCATGCGGATTCCCTTCGACCTTCTTGTCGCCCGCGTAGATGTAAGTGTACTTGACGCCCATGTCGGCATCGAGCTTCGAGCGATCGACGTGTAGCATGTAGCAGCCGATCGACCCGACTCCGCCTTCGCGCGTCACGTAGATTGTCCCCGCGGCGGATCCCAGGCCGTAGGCCGCCGAGTACATGCTGTCATTTGAAACCGCGAAGATCGGCTTCGACCCGCGCGCATTGTAGATCAGATCGGCCAGGTCCGCCATGCCGGCCGCTTCGCCGCCAGGCGAATCGACGTCCAGAATGATTCCCTTGACCGCCGGGTCTGTGATTGCATCCTCGAGCTGCTCCTCGAGCGCTTCGTAGCTGGTCATGCCGCTGAACGCGCTCATACCAGCGGCTCGCTTAACGAGCGTGCCGCGGATTGGGATAACGGCGATTCCGTTCGATGCGGTGTAGTCGGAATCCTCATCGTCATCGCCGGGCATCTGCGTGAGGATCGGAATCGCCTCGGTTGCGAATCCCATTCGAGGGCCCAAGATGTGGAGAATCATTTCGAGCTTCGACTGGGTGATCATCAGCGCTTTGCCGAAGAGTCGATCTGCCAAGTGCAGCAGGGGGCGCTTTTGGGTTGCAGTGCTCATTGGATTCTCCTTTTTAGTGGGCGAGGCCGTTGGGCTTCGAAGGTTGCGCTGGCTCTTGCGTGATGGCCGGCTGATTTGGATTCGGCGGCGGTGCCTGAGTGTCGGCTGAGATCGGCATCGTGTTGACCTGTTTCCAATACCGCTTGCCAACTCCATCCGCCTGCGGGTTCATGTCGAGGAATTCGTCCCGAACTTCATCCGCGTTCATCACTCCGCTGGCGATCATCTTGTTGATGAAGTCGCCCATCGCCGCATGGTCACCTTTGATCAGATGACGGAAGCTTGCGCGGATGTGAACGCTCGACCGTTCCCGAAGCGAGAGCAGCGCGAAGCAGAATTCCTGAATCCAGTTTTCAGACAGTGGGCCCATCGTGAACTGGACATATTCAAGACCCTGATGCTCAATGTTGTTGTTCGTTGAGCGTAGAAGATTCCCGATGCGATGCGGTGGGACTCCATACATCCGCCCGATGTCTTCGAGCGTGAACTGCATAGTCTCCAGGTATTGGGCATCTACCTGGTTGAACCCGGCATCCTTCCAGTCCAGACCTTCTTCGAGAATCGCGATGCGATGCGCGTTCGTGAGTCCTTCGTGCTCGCTCGACCATTCTTCTTTGAGCCGCTGGTAGGCTTTGTCGCCTAGTGTTGCCGGGTGTTTCAGCAAGCCGAGCGGCCGCGCGCCGTTGCCAAAGAACCGGGCGCCGTGTTCGGTGATCGCCATCGAGAGCCCCAGCGTCTGCTTGTGCTGTTCGATGGGCGAGAGCCCGGTTACTCCGTCAATCCCCAAGCCGCGAAGGTGAAGGATGCGATCCTGCGGCAGCGTGAACTTCTGGTTCCGGTTGTTTTTGTAGCTGTACAGCAGTCCGCCGGAGACTGGATCGCGGCTGATCGAAACGCGATCCGGCCGCCACGGCCATAGAGCGGTGACTTGCCCGCGGCCGCTGATTTCGATCTCGGCGTAAGCGTTCCCCCAGAGGCAGAGCCAGCACTGCATCAGGTGTTTGAACCGGAACGCCGTAAGCTCCGGGTTCGCTTCCTGCAGAAGCAGCGGCCAGAGGTAATGATCCTTCGCCGGTTGGCGGCCGTCCTCGAGCTGGTAGTACGGAATGAAGGGCGCGGTTGCGATGTCGCCAGCCAGCGCCGAGACACAAGCCCATACGGCTCCCACTTGCAACGCGTTCTGCTGCGAAACCAATTTCCCGGTATAGGTAGCCGATCCCCCATAAGCTGAGTCCATCATCCGATCGAGATCGGTGATTGAAAGTCCGGCTCCGGATATTTGCGCCGCTGCTCGTGTGACGAGATTCATTGTTTGTTGGCTTCAGCCGCGATCAGGAAGGAAACCCACATGGCGAAGAGTCCGCCGACGATGAAGCCGGCAGGCCGATAAACGAGTGAGGCGCCGGCGATAATGCTTACGATTCCAGCGAAGAAAAACAGATGAGCAAGCCGAAGAGGAAGCTTGCCAAGGAACTTCTTCAATCGGACCTGGAATTCCTGCCGGAAAAGAAAATACTTCCGGCGCATTCAGTACAGAACGATCAACTGCGCTTTGACGGAAGTATCCGAGCAGCTCCACGTGGTAGAGTTTGGAACGGCCGCCAGCGCAATATAGTGCGTGCGCATGTTGCGGCTGAACAACGAGTCGGCGCCGGCGGGGACCGGCAATAGGCACAGGACTACTAGCAAGGCGGTCGCTACAGCCAGGCCACGCGACTTCCACCAGTGCAGCATCAGCCGATTGAGAAAGCCGCGGAGACCGTAACGATGCGGCCGGAACGTCCGGAAGCCATGATGAGGATAGATAGCCAGTTCCGGAGTCGTCTCTTCAATAAACAAACTGAGGTGAGGCAGTTTCATAGTCTTCGCATCCCCCTGCTTTCGTAAATGCTTTCCTTCGGCCCGCCGATCAGCGCCCGATTGAACGCCGTCACCACCGCGGCCATGCCGTCGATTCTCTTCGTGCTCTTCAGCCGATGGGGCTTGGCTGGCTGACAGTTATCTTTGCCGTCATACGCCAGTTGAAGGCAGCTCGCCATCCAGGTCAACACCGGATTGTTGGCGTGGCGAATCTTTTGATCGACGTACGCGCTTAGCAGGAACTTCGTCGGCTGCGTCAGATGAGAGAATGTCTGCTGGACTTCGAAGCACGGAATCCCTTCATCAACCAACTGCATCGCCTCGGTCCGGAAGTTGAACCGGTCATACGCAAGCTCGCGGAGGTCAAACATCTGGCGGCCCCAGTGGATTCGTTCCTTCACTTTGCGAAGATCGATCGCGTTTCCATCGGTCGCCATGATGAAGCCGCGGCGGATCCAATCCGAAAACGGCACGCGGCAGGTCCGCTCCAATTCAGGGACGCGCTCCTTGGGCATCCAGAAGAATGGAAGGATAGACCAGGCTTCCCCTTCTTTCTCTGGTTCGAACAAAAACACAGTCGCCGTGAGATCCGTTGTCCAGGAAGCGTCGACGCCGGCCACGCAGGTCTTTTCGAGCAAGCCCCATTCCCGCATCAGCAATTCGACGTCATACTCCGGCCAATCGGACACGTCGGAAGCTCCAGTGCATTGCTCCCATTTGGCCATGTCGATGACCGGATCCTCGAGCGTCTTGAGCGGGACGTTCAGGTTGTAGCGGACATACTTGGATCTCTGCGACGGCTCCGCGATCGCCTTGTCGAGCTCGCCGACAAGAGCGGCATCTCTCAGAAATCCGCCAAGGGCCTCGTGACTCGGGTTGGCTGCCAGGCGAGCCTCGAGCGACTTCCAATATTCCGGATCGCTTTCGATGCGCTTCGGGTCAGCCTCATAAATGGCGACATAAAGGGAAGTTGAGGGGATCGCGCCAGACTGAACCTTCTTCGCGTGCTGGTATTCTCGCCACCAGAGCGGCGATTCGTATTCGGCTCCTGCGGTCGTAATCGCCAGGTCGAGCGGCTCTTCGCGGGATATCTGACCTTTGGTGGTGACGTCCAAAAGAGTCTCGGCCCGCATACTCTTCCACCGGTGCAACTCATCACGGATCAGAAGGCTCGGCCGGATACCGTCCTGAAAGTCTCCGTCCGCCGAGAGGACTGTATAACTCCCGTGACCATCCCGGCGCAAGATTCTCTTCGTCGACGGCAGAACTTTGAGACGATCTCGAAGATGGGTATTGGCGGCCACCAACTGCGCGGCGACTTTGAACACGATGCCGGCCTGCTCACGGGCGGAAGCGGCGCCGTAGGCTTCGGGCATCGATTCGTCTTCCATCAGCAGGTGATAAAGCGGCAGACCTCCGACGACATTGCTCTTGCCATTCTGTTTGGCTACAGAGACATAGGCGCTCCGGTAGCGACGTTTCCCTCTCTCGTCGACGGTGCCGTAAATGTCCCGCAGAACTTTCCGCTGCCAGCTCATGAGGCTGTAGCCAAGCGGCGGATACAGGATCTCAGTGAAGAAGCGCTCGACCTTGCAAGCGCGGCACTGGGGATAACCGTTTGCGCGGATCTCGCACCAGGTGTCCGTCTTGCAGTAGGCGCAGGATTCGGGCCGATACTTCCCGAGAGGCTGAGTGTTAGCCATGGCACCCGCCAGCACAACGCCGCCCAGCGCTTTTAGAAAGGTTCGTCGTTCCACAGATCAGGCACACATGAACGGTTCAATTCACAAGCGGCACGGCGCCGCATAATTTCTCTTCGAGCGGATCGAATGAACCGCCGAATCCAGAGCCGGCATCAATCCGCGAGCGAGACGACGCCGTGAGGCCGAACTCTCGGCGGGCGATCATGACCCGGGCGGCCAGATCGCGAATCGCGGCCATCGCCAGACGGTTCGAAGGCATCGCGAGCATCGGCATCAATGGGCCCTGCGGCAAAGTTCGCCCGGCCAGCTTCGCAGCATTCTCGAACGTCCCGAGAGTCTTGTTGATTCCCTCATAGGCCAACTGGAGCAGGGCTTCGTCCTCACAGAGCTGCCAGAACGCGCGCCGGTCGACCGTACGCAGAACTCCCGCGGCAGATAGCTCCGTGGCCAGTTCGTGCCAGACCTTCCTGGCCCGAGCGCTGATGTATTTCGGCGGACTCAGCCTGGCCTGCCGATACCGCGGTTCGTTCATCGGGAGCGGACGCTTCGACAGGTTCCCCTCAAGCTGCCTGACCGCCGTCGGCTTGGGCGCCGGACCCCTCAAGCCCATGAAAAAGCTCCAACCCAGAAAAGTTCAAAACTCGCGGGTTTT